TTGCTTGGCAAGCGCATAGCCAGCGTCAGCAGTGTAGAACTGGCGCAAGCTGTTCAGGGCTTGTGCTTCAACGATGTCCTCAATGAAACGTGAATATTCAAAGTGCTTGTTGATAGACACTTGAATTTCTGTCTCAGTATCGGCAATCAGGGTAACGGCAGTAGATGCTGCTTTTGCTGAAGCTGAACCACGGGTAGGTGCAGGGATGTGAACCACATCGCCCTTCTTACCTTTGAAGTTCATTTTCATAACGATGTTAGCCAGAACAAGATTTTTCTTGTAGGCGGCGATGATTTCATCACTCCAAATTTCGGGGATGAAAGTTGCTGCGGTGGTTACTGTTACCGCTGGGGTGGGATATGCCATGTTAATTCTCCAGTTAAATTATCGAACACGACCTTCGGCATACGCTGTGAGTATTTCATCGTTCAGCGCTTCGTAGCGCGAAGGGTCAGTCATTTTGAGACGAATAAGGTCAGCCCGTCGATAAACCCGTTTTGAACTCTCGCCAGAGCCACCAACATCAACTTGCGCTGCTTTCATGCTCTTTGCCCTAGTAGCGTCAGACGCTTTTTCGGACTGTTGGGCTTTCACGCCGCGCAATTCTTTGTAAGTGGACAACAATTCATTAGCCGAATCATAGTCAAAGTCACCATCTGCTTTTGCATAGAGTCCCAGCCGAATAGGTGAAGATTTCACCCACTCTTGAAACCCAGTATCGTTGACCACTTGAGAGTAGTCAGGATGCTCTTGCGTTAGCTTTTGCTGAATCTGCATCTTTTTGAAATCTTGACCCGCTTGTCGGGCCGCGAGAACATCTGGATGCCTATCAATCGTCGTTTGAACTGCTTTTTGAGGATTCTCAAAAAAGTCAACTTCCGGTTCAACCTCTACTTGTTGCTGCTTAGAACTGAGGTTTTGCTTGAGCAACTCGTCAGCGAGTTTACGGACTTCGCCCACTTCTTGGGCTTGCTTGCCAATTAGCTTTTCAGCCTCTTGGTGCATCCGTACAACTTCTTCCAAACTTTTAGCCCTGTACTTGTCAGGAAGTTCAGCAGATTTTTTTTCCTCGATTTCAAGTTCACCTAGCGGCTCTTGTTCGTCATCAATCAACATATTTTTTTCCTGCCAAAACGGTTGTAGGATAATTCAACTCGGCTTTCGCTTATGAGTTGGCTTTACGCTCTGCGCTTAACCTTTCACGGTGCTTTCTCTCAAACCTTCCATGCGATGATGGAAACGTCCCAGACCACCCTTCCAAGTTAAATGACGGAGCGCTAATAACACGGGAGGCAAGCCCCCCGCATCTGCACAGCACACTAGAAGTCTCATAAACCTCTAGCGCCTCTGTGCGTTGTCCGCAATCGCAGACAAATTCATACATTCTTTTCATTCAAGTCCTCGTATGCTCGTTCGCTGACGCTTTTAAGCGTTTGTAGCCAAATAAGGATAGAAATCTCGCCTTTGCGGAATTGTAGACTTTTTTCGTCCGCAATGGTAGCGACATTGTTTAACGGGATGAGCATGTTGTCAACATCCTCCATCAAGTCAGCCCAGCCTTGGCGGGAGAACAGGTCAAACCGATCCTCATAATATTTTTGAAGTTCTTGATTCACTGTTTGCTCCTAGCTAACATGGTTGCGGCGATTTGAAGCATTGCCTTTGCTTGGTCAAGGTCTTCAGGCTGGGTGGCCCATCCAACCGTAATCTGCCCAACAAAGCGTCCTGGCTCTGGCGGGACACTAATACGGCATGTATAGGCGACTCCTCTGGCAATATACCAAAGCCCCATTTCTGATTGGGCTGACTTGTATTCGCCGCAAGGTATCTCACTTGCCATCAGTTTGACCACATCAGCGTTATTTGCCGCATTCTGGGTAAAAAGCCCAACATCTAGGCCGTCATTGGTCTTGTCCCTGCCGTTTTTGCCATAGGCGCGATACAGGATGCGCGTGCCGAACATGCTGTTGACCTTGAACACCGCTACCACCAGGGCGCCAGATTGCTTAAAAAGGTGGGCGGCTGCGTCCTCGACCCGATCTTCAGCGATTGTGGGTATCTTTTTAGATTCCTTGTAAGCCCCTATCAAAAGCTCTTGGTTTGTATATACAAAATACCCAGAAAAGGTTAAAACCGCCATAAGCACCATTGCAAACAGCCGGAACGGGCTGGATACATAGGCCAGAATTTTGTCAACCAGTGCAAGACGCTCATCTGCCATATCTCACCCGCGCTGCTCAAGAATGCCAAAGGTGAAATACCCAATAAACCCAAGAATTGCAAAGAGGACAAGCGCTACCAGCACGATCTCAACGACCTCATCGACTTCTTTCTTGCGCTTTTCAGCAGCCTCACGCTCACGCCGTGCATCATGTGCAGATTCGACATCCATTGCCGCTGCGCGGGACTTAATCTTGTTCCAGACATCTACCTTGCCGGACTGCATAAACAGCAGTTGCAACTCGTCCTCAAACCGCTTTGCCTGATCCAGAGCCATCTCGATCTGGATGGCCGTACCCATTGAGGACTTGGACTTCTTGGCGGCAACAACAGCCTTGGTAGCCGCGCTTTTAGCGTCAAAATATTTACCCAACACAGGGCCGAGAGACGATACATCGTCAACAGTCTTGCTGACCTTTTTAATCAGTGCGACTGCTGCCTGTATGCCTGCGAGGGCCGTTAGTGGATCAATAATTTTCGGCCTCCACTACTTTCTTAGGTTCAGGTTTACCTTTTTCCCGCCACTGGAGACACCAGACCTCTTTGCGGTCAGACGACCACGACCAGCGCACGCACTCAAAGACTGGCGCAGGCGCTTGTAACGTTGGCGGTGGTGGTGGCAGCGCGTCCATCAGCGCAGCTTGAAGTGATCCCAAAAAGCCGCAGCCGCCACGAACAGACCGCCTAGCCATAGCAAAGGTTTGGCTAATTTGCTAAGTGTCTCTAGCACTTTGAACGCGCCTTGGGCAGCGCTGAAAGCAGCAGTCACATCCTTGGTGCTTTCGGTCAGGGCGTCCACCTTAACCTCGACAGCCACCAGGCGGTCGTAGATTTCTCGGTGGGTGATGTCTTGGGTCATGGTGCTGGCGCCGGTGGGGGGACTTGAGCTTCTGCCTGTTCTTTAATCTTGACGATAAGGGGCCACACACCGCTGGACGATGGCAATGCCCCAAGCGTTTGCAGGACAAAGTTAATCTCGTTAACTTCAAGTTCCAGCTTCATGCTGCGCCCCAAGGCATGCCGTCAAGCACAGCAGGAGCAGCCAAGGCAGCAAGCTGTGTGTCGAGTGAGGCTTCCATTGCTGTCAAGTCCAAAGCCGTGCCAAGCCACGCAAGCACATTGGCTTCAGTGACATCGGCAAACGGAATCACTGTGTCGCCAGCAGTCAGGCCCACAGAGCCATAGCTGGATGCTGTGTGTTCACCAGATGTCTTGGATGCGCTCCAGTGAACTGTGGTGATGATGCCTGTTGAGGCTTCGCGGTTTAGTTGGTTGATAGTGAGTTGCATGATGGTTCCTTAGATTGAAGTGATGGTCTGCCAAGCAGAACCGGAATAAACACAGAGTTTTGCAAGTGTTGTGTCAAAGACCATCAAACCAGCAGCAGGAGAGGCAATGGCGTTCTTCTGTGTGGTTGTCATGTTGGGCATTCTCACGCCCTTGGTGGTGCTTTGTGCGTCTAGGATGGCTGAGGCAGAGGGCGAACTCGTCCCAATACCCACATTGCCGCCAGATGTAATCCGCAACTGTTCTGCCGCAGAACCAGATTGTCCAGTTCCAAACGAAAGAGCGCCAAGCCCTGTAGTGCCTTCTGTGGAGCTAAGAATAAAACTGTGAACCCCGACTGGCCCTGGAGTAGCGTCCGATGTATAAAACTCAATTCGACCAGTTTGTTGGCTGGCTCCAGAGGAAATATCTGAATCTGAAAAACGCAGCGTATTGTTAGAAGCACCCCCGTCGTTATTCCCAGAAATTTCTAATTTGGTATTAGGTACACTAGTCCCAATACCTACATTACCATCACTACCCTGCACAAACAGCGCATGAGTGTTGGTGTCGCTTTCAACACGGAAGTCGTAGTCACCGCCATCTTCGTTAAACACAGTTCCAACACTACCAGACAGCCTCATCAACTCTACACTAACGCCTGCCGCAGAAACGGCAAATTCTGCTCTACTGGTCGGGGTGGCTGTGTCGTCTGATGTTGTTGCTATATCAAATACTTCAATATCAGAAGCGTTAAATACGCTGAAATGCCCAATGTCTGTGGTTCCAGCAAAACTGCCTTTTAATCGCAAACTGGCTCTGGTTGTTCCGGCAATCTGAGCGATTACGCCTCCAGTACCAGAGACATCCAATTTATTCGTTGGCGTAACACCTATACCTACGTTACCAGAGCTATTAATTCTCATAACCTCCGCACCGCCCTCAGTAAAGGCAATGGTGTCAGCGGCAGGGAAGAAGATGCCGGTGTTGGTGTCGCCTGTGGTGGTGATGGCTGGTAATGCCGCTGTGCCAGCAGAGAATGTAGCTACACCGCTTACAGACAGTTCAGTGAAGTTACCCGCTGCACCGCCCTCAACCCGCTGCCAAATTGTGCCGTTGAAGGTAGCCCAGTCACCTACACCCCAGTTGCTGACGCCGTTCAGGGTTGTACTACCCGCAACCGACACGATGTAGAAGGTATTAGCCGTGCCAACGCCAGATGCCAGTGTCGGTGTATTGGTGCTTGCGTTCCAAGTGCCTTTGTAGACCAGCGCCGATGAGATCAGATCGATCTGGTCTTGCAGGCTGGTCAATGTGTCTAGCACGCCTTGACTTGTACCGCCGCCATTGGTGATGACTTTGATCTGCTCTGCCAACTCAGGGGCAACCACCTCGCCCACATTAAGCAACCGTCCAGACGAAAGACTGATGATCAGGCTACCGTCAAAGTCGATATAAGCATCGCTGACAGAAACGCCATCTTGACCATCAATGCCGTCGCTTCCGTTCAGGCCATCAACGCCGCGAAGCCCAGCAACGCCGTCTTTGCCGTTGCGTCCGTCCTTGCCGTCACGCCCATCCTTGCCGTCAATACCGTTGCGGCCATCTTTGATGGTAGACACTCGCTTTTCAATCACCGTGGTTACGCCATCGTATTTTTCACGGATGTCAGAGTCGATCTTCTTGAGGGCTTGGATTACCAACTGCACATTCTCAGCGGCCTTGCGCTGTTGCATTGCCTTGACCTCCGAAACGGAGTTGCTTACCGACTTAAACAGATTGTCTGCAATGCCGTCTACTGACGCATCATCAAAAATTTTATCGATTGCCATTTGTAAGCTCCGTGTTCAAATTTTCAAGGAAGTCGTTTTCCAAATCCACAACATTGCTCTTGGCGTTATTCATTTGCAACTCAACAATTTTAGACTTGTTCTTAATGTCCGCCTCTTTAAGCATCAACTCAGCAATCTTGACCCGCTTGTCAAATTCATTGCTTTCGTTGCCAGATGGAAGATTCTTAGTTGCCGAGGCCAGCACCTTGGCTTGAACCTCTTGCGGCATAAGCTGCGTTTCCACCGATAACTTCTGAGCTTCTGCCCGATTCTGCTCGGCCTGAGTCGTGCTGACCGCAATCTGAGCCTGTGCCGCTTGCAGTGCCAGTTGCTGCTGGGCTTGCTCCAGTTGCTGCGCCTCTGGGTTGGGCTGGCTCATCTGATCCAATGCCGCAATCATTTCATACCTGTTAGACAGGCTGGAATTGGCAAAAATGCCCTTCAGAATAATCGGTAGCACTGGTGTATTCGGGCCAAGCGTCTGCAACAGACCCACAAACTGCTGCTGTTCGTACTCCCGCGCAATGATGCCTAGCGTGGCCGTCGGGATAAACCGCATATCCACCGATGGATAGCGTTCTGGGTCGAACTGCATGAAGCGAAACGCCGCCTTCTGGATGAACGGGATCAAGAAATCCTCTTGGAAGTTCACCAGTGTGCGTTTGTACTTCTTGATGATGGTGGCAACCGCCATTGACATGCCAGCGCCGTCCCGATTGCCTTGGCTGACCATGCCTTGGCCGTCCATCGTGCCAGTGGCTTGGAGCAACATGCGCTCAAACTCTTTGGCCGTGTTCAGATTGTTAAGACTTGTCTCGCCAAACTTGAACGGGTACAAAATCTCAGATGGATTGCCGTTGACCAAGAACGCTTTGCCAGGTTTCACCTCAAACTTAGCGCCCCGTGGCAGTCGAGAAGCGTCCAAACCAATCATTGGTGAGGTGGTCAGCGCCAGTGAGTCCAGATGGCTACGAACTTGCGCGTCGATGGCCTTCTGCATGTTGTAGGACTTCTCCACCGTACCCCTGCCCAGCAGTCGATTCGGAACAGTATCGTCTTGATAAGACAGAACTGGCCTGTCTTTCATCATGTACGGGTTTTCTTCAGCTTTTAGCAGCAAACCCTCGTTGGCAATCACGACAATGGCTTCAACCATATCGCTATAATCTTCTGCAACCGAGTCGTCGGGAAATAACTCCTCAACTTCCACGTCTTTCTCGGTCAGGTACTCCCTTGGCACAAGGCCGTAGTACGTCAATAATCTGACCTTGCCATCCCGATATTGGCTGACCTCTTGGGTCGGCTCAAGATCAGTGTCTTCATCGCCCGTGGTGATGTTCACCTTGCGGTAGATGCCCTTCTCAATGCCTTCCACGACCTTGTGGATGCT